TTACAAAAAATGCTATAAATTTCTTGACATTGGAAAGGTATCAGAGCCTGCGCTAACTTTGGGTTCTTCTTCTTCGTCTGTCTCTCTAAATTTTGTAGGTGCTCTCGAAGCGTAGTTCCATCTTGATTTGGAGTGTCAAGTTCTACTTCCTGCTCGATTAAGGCGCAGGTTTGGGCTACGCTTTCAGAAAAAAACGAGTGCGATCAGCGATGAAAGTTTCAATCTGCTTGACCACCCAGTAGTATTGACTTTGAGACAACAACTTCAAAGCGTTTTCCCTTGAGAATTTGCTATCTTCGCCGAGTTCATCAGCGAAGAACTTGTCTGCCTCTTCATTCCACCCACACACTAAACCAACCAAGATTTCATACGTTACTTCACGCTTCTGTTCTTCAGTAGGTTCTACCTTCGTTTGTTCTATGATAGCTTGTAACTTTCTTAAAGCGGTTGCTTGTCCAAGAACAAACTCTCTGCTGTCCATGCTTACTATGTTGAGAATTACTGGAACCTTGCTCTTTGGAGCCTTTATAGGTGCTCCAGTTTGTGGGTTCAACAATTCCATTTCGACTGACTGCATCGAAAAATCTTTAATTGAAAATGACATGTACTTTGCTCCTCAGCGTTGTTTAACCTTATTTATAGTTCTCTTTGAACTAAAAAGAAAGGCCTCAATAAAGAGGCCTTAAGAGGAGTACTACCATGAATCTTAGCTTGAACGAGTGATTACGATCGAAGATGTAGAAGTTGGATCATAGACAGCTGTGAAGTTCATCTTGACCAACACTGGTCCAGTACCATTGATGGTAGGTGTGAAGGTTTCATAAACTACATTAGGCATGTCAACTTCATAAGTATTAGTTCCATCAGTGAAGGTAAAATCAAGACTTGTTGCAGTGCTTGCTTTGAATTTATTGAATAAAACTTCATCTTCAAAGAATGCGTCGATGGTGCCGGTTGCAGTGATGAATGAAGAAGTCATGCGGACTGGAGTGCCAGAACCAAGAGCGTAATTAACAGTTGTCTTACGATCAAAGTTAATGGTTGCGCCGGTGATGTAGGTAACGACAGTTCCACCTTCCTTGATAGTTGCAGTAGCAGCAGCTAGAGGAGTAGCAGCGACCGCTGCTGTAGTAGTCGTTGCGTTGGTCACCGTTCCAATAGCAGCAGTGGCACCAACGAAGTCAGCTTTGTAAGTGATCAGACCTGCGGGAGTGACTGTAAGACCAAGCTTATCGATGACCATACCAGTGTAAAGGCTGTATTGACTGATGTCTGTTGCACCAACTTCAAGTGAGTAAGAAGGTTGTACGATACCAACCTTCAGCACGTTTAAAGCCCAAGTGTTGTACATGATACCAGTTGCAAGCCAATCAAAGTTTGTGTGAGAGACTTCACCAGAAATGGTTCCTGCTACTTTTTCAGTTGTAGGAACAACGTAACGGTGCATACCGTCGCCGTAGATCTGCGAGTCAGTAACTTTAGTGATGACTGGTGCAAGATTGCTATCCACAAAGGGAACATCAGTCATTGTTGGACCTGTTGGTAACGTACCGTATGTAACTTCTGGAACGACCAGAATTTTTGTATTGACGCCAGTGGCGAGAAGATTTGCCATTTGTTGTGCTCCTTAAATGATAGAATTATTTATTGAAATGTACTTTAAACGAGAGTTCTAACAACCCACTGAACTAAAACGGGCACCATTAAGAACGCTGATTGATCATTTGATGATGGTTGTGACCACGCTGAAAGTATGATAAGTTGATCTCCAGAAGCGAGAGTTAAAGGCACCGGTGGAAATGCATTGATTACATCATCTGCTATAGTTCTTCCTTGTGAGTAACCATAATCAACAGGTGTAAAGATGTCAACTTGATACAATCCTGTTTGCTCGATTACCTTGTGCCCGCCGAGGGATAGTATAGTGGATTTTGCAGGACCAAGCGTTGATCTACAAAAAGTATTAGCACCTGATTGTACAGTCAGTGAATTTTCTGCGTAAAAAGTTGGAAGTGATGTAACAGTTTGTAACTGTGTGTCAAGTGTTGTTTGAATGTCTGTAGTGCTCGCGTATGCCATTATCCTATTACCTCCTTGACAACTTGCTTCAGGATGTCATCAACTTCAAGCAAAGTTGTTCCGACCATCATGCGAGGTGCCATCTTAGATGTACCTTGCTCAACAAAGATGGCATATTCTACGTCATTAGTAAAGTAAAGACTATCGCCCTGTTCATCCCATTCCCAACCAGCTTTCAACGCGCCTGTACGAACTGGAGTGCGTTGTGCTACTCTGTGCAAGAATTCTTCCTTAAACTTTTCTTCAAGTTCGGGCATAATGTCTACAAATTCAGCGAAATCCATCTTAGGTCACCGTGAGAGTGTAGGCAATAGTTGTAACTCCATCTGGTCTAAAATATTCAACGCTGACCACACGCCATGATGTCTTGCCTGATATAAGTCTATCACCAACCTCAGGTTCAAACTTTAAGTTTGGTAGCACTTGAAGATAAACAGTCTTTTTGTCAGTTGCAATGATACCACCATTTGTAGTGCTAAAGTATGACGCTATTTGAGCGTCCATCGTGCCTGAAATGCTGCTTGCTATCACCTTATCAGTGACAACACCTGCAGAAAGAGTAGGACGCACCAACTTAAACAACGTGCCATAAGTTTGCAGGATCGATGTGATGTCTTGTTGAAGTGAAGTGTAGTCAGATAGCGCCATTACATACTCAAATATGAAGGTGTTTTATTCTTTCTCAGCAAAGGATAAAGCAATTTGTCAATTTTCCAGAATCCTGGATAACGCTCTGCATCAACCTGACGTCCAAAGCTAATCGAAGTTGAGATTCCACCAACTTTAACTTGCTTGTTAATTGCAAATTTGATTTGATTTGGCTGAGGGAAGATGTCTTGTCCATTTAGAGACATCATCGCGACCTCACAAACTGCAGCTTTCAATTGAACTGGAATGTAACGAGATTGTAAAACTTGAATGTTGTTGATGACCTGCACGAAACGGGGGTATAAAAGTCCTTGCAAGTATGGAACTTGAGGCGTAGAGGTGCCTTGTGAGAGAGGAATAGAATAGTATTCCTGACCATATAAAATATCAATCGATTGCGTCGCTTGAATAAGATGATATTGTTGGAGCGTTGTGTCAGTTATTGCGGTCCAGTTGGGTCCACCATGCTGCGTCCAATAAGTATTTGCATCTGCTAGCGAGACATATGAGTTGCTATCAACGTAACCACCACCGTCCTCAACAACAAATGAAATTCCTGGGTATGCTGCCATAATGTTTCTCCTGTAATGTTCTATTTATAACTTAGAACAATCTTGATGCTGAAATAAAAACGCCTCTCGCGATTGAGAGGCGTTTTTTCAGAACATTAAAGCTTAGCCCATTACAATTGCTGCGAACTCTGGCTTGTTTGCGAGAGAACCCCATGCTGCACCGATTTCAGTGTGAATCTGACGGTATTGCTTGTATTGAACAACTTCGAACGAGATACCGGAGACTGGGTCACCGATAGTTACGCGGTCAGAAGCACCATCACCAGAAGCTGGCATCAAAGGCATACGAGTTGCAAGCATCAGAGCTGCTGGGTCTAACACGAAGTTAGGAGTGTAGCTAGCACCGATAGTCAGCGCTACAGCGTCAGCAAGAGTTTGCTGAAGTCCAGGAGCTGCCAGAGTGATAACGCCAGGAGCAGCAACACCAACTGCTACAACGTATTCATGTGTATCACCAGCGAAGGTAACGACGTCACCAGCGAGAACAGTACCTGTACCTGTACCCAGAGTGATAGCTGTTTCACCGACTTGATAAACTGTACCATTTGCTGCACCAGTACCTACAGATGCGTAAGCTGCACCAGTGCCTTTTGTGTGGCTATTTTTGTCGAGTTGAGCGGACTTATGGAATTTGAAACCCATAACTTCGTTCAAGATACCTCTACGCAAAAGGTCATCCGTACCAGCTTCGTTAGCTTTCCACAAGCTTGATTGCTTACCAATCATGTTTGCGTATGCTTTGAAACCCATTACGAAGTGACGGTCATCGATTGGGCAACCGTTGTTGTCAAGAGTTAAGTGAGCGTTAGCGAAGTCGCTGAAGTCACCAACAGTATTGAATGGAGAAGTTCCTGCTGTACCAACAGCGCGAGAAGCACCAGAGATAAGAGTAGAAACGAGAGATGCTTCGATTTCGTTGCTGATGGAACGGAATGCTTGCTTGAACTGATCGCCGATGATAGTGGGCAATAGAGCACCAACAGCTTTCTGTTCTTCACCAGTCCATTGCAGAGGAACTGCCTTAGCGTTAGAGATCGTAAGATCTTTGTATTGAATTGTTTGTCCACCGCTAGAAGGAGCATAAGCACCTGGAGCGATTTGAACCGAGCTGACAGCACCAGTAACTGGTGAACGAACGATTTGTCCGAGAGCAGCTGTATCTTCGGAAGCATCACGTGATGCAGCTGTGATCAGACCAAT